GAGTCGGACGGTGGAACAACAAGTCTTCTGGTTCTGAATGAACTGACAGATAGTGTTGGTCTACGTTCGTTTGCGAGTCTCGCAGATGCGGCAGGACTTATATCTCAGGGTGACCAGATTACCGCTGGTGGTCTTACAATTACAGATGTCGATAGTGACCCAACCACAACCTCTGTACTTGTTATCAATGAGACTACAGACAGTGTTGGTAAGAGATCCTTCCAATCACTTGCTGCGGATGCGGGTCTTGTCTCTCAAGGTGATGCGATCTCAGCGGGTGGTTTAAGTCTTACCGTTGCAGATAGTAATCCCAACACCACAAGTATTCTGGTTCTTGACCTTACTACAGATAGTGTTGGTATCAGATCATTTGCCTCGTTGAGTGATTTCGGTGCGGACACATTACAGATTATCACCGAACGTGGAGACTCTACTAATCTTGCAATCACAATCGGTGGTTTGTCGGTCAGTGCGTTAGACTCTGACCCCACGACTACAGAGTTATTGGTACGCAACCTTCTGACAGATAGTGTTGGTAAGAGATCGTTTGGTTCTCTTGCAGAAGACGCAGGTTTGATCGCACAAGGTGACGCTGCAACGGTTGGTGGTCTATCCATCACAGAAGTGGAGAGTGATAATAGTACTAGTACAGTTCTGGTATTAAACGAAACTACGGACAGTGTTGGTAAGAGAACCTTTAACTCCCTTGCAACCGAAGCAGGATTAATTGCACAGGGTGATGATATTAATGCAGGTGGGTTAACCATATCTGCAAGAGACAGTGACTCTGACACCAATCAGATCCTTGTTCTTAACTTAAATACAGACAGTGTTGGTATCCGATCATTCCAGAGTCTTGCGTCAGAAGCAGGATTGATATCCCAAGGTGATAATATCACTGCGGGTGGTTTGAGTATCCAAGCGTTAGACAGTGATGCAACAACCAACCAAGTATTAGTTATCAACCTCAACACAGACTCCGTAAGTAAGAGATCCTTTGGTGACCTTGCAGACGATGCAGGATTAATTGCGGATGGTGACGATATCTCTGCTGGTGGTTTAACGATCTCCGCAGCAGACTCTATAGGTACAACTAATCAGATTTTGGTACTAGATCTAAACACCGACTCTGTTGGTAAAAGATCTTTCCAGAGTCTCGCGGCAGAAGCAGGACTGATTACTCAAGGTGATAATATCACTGCGGGTGGATTGTCCATTACAGTTGCAGACAGTGATCCTCTCACTAACATAGTACTTGTTCTAAACCAAACTACCGACAGTGTTGGCATACGATCCTTCTCAGAACTCGCATCTGATGCGGGATTGATTGCACAAGGCGACAATGTCCGTGCGGGTGGTCTGACAATCTCTGAAGTCGATAGTGATCCAAACTCGACCAATCTTCTTGTATTAGATACTACCACCGATAGTGTGGGTATACGATCATTTGCCTCTCTTGCGATTGAGGCGGACATTGGTGCGGATACGTTACAGACCGTAACTGATCGTGGTGACTCTACTACAGGATCAATCACTATTGCGGGTCTGTCTATGACCCAAGCAGAGAGTGATGGAACTACTACTAGTCTTCTGGTTCTTAACGAACTTACTGACAGTGTTGGTATACGATCGTTTGCAAACCTTGTTGATGATGCGGGTCTTGGTCAAGATACATTACAGTCTGTAACAGACCGTGGTGATTCTACGACTAACCAAGTATTCTTGAAGGGTGGTATTACTGCAAACAATCTACCTACTAACAACGAAACTACTACTGTACTTGTACTGACTGCCTCAGACAGTGTTGCACAGAGAACCTTTGCGTCTCTTTCTGCAACCGAAGTGGATAATCTACAGGACGTTACAGATCGCGGGGACTCTACCAACAATGATATCTTGATCAACGGTGCGTCACTTACTGCGGACTCTGTGAAAGGATCAGTAGGTTTCTTTGATGCCAATAATAACCAACTAATCATTTTTGATTCCGCAGGATCCGTCCTGTGGGGTGCATAAATAGTTAGCATACTAATTGGAGTAAGAATAAATGGCAGCGGTAACATCAAGGGATACTCTGATCGACTATTGTCTACGTCGGCTAGGTCAACCAGTTATAGAAATCAATGTTGACACTGATCAAATAGAAGATCGCGTGGATGATGCGTTAGCTATGTACAGGGAGTTTCATGATGATGCGACAGTTCGTATCTTTATGAAACACCAAGTAACACAGGATGATGTTGATAACGGTTGGATTCCAATAAGTTCGGACATACCCTTTATCACAAGAGTTTTCCCATTCGGACATATTATGTCGGGCGTCAACATGTTCGATATTAAGTATCAGTTGATGTTGAATAGTATGGGAGACTTCCTGAACTTTTCCGGTGGTATGGCATATTACTATCAACTAGAACAGTACCTTAACTTCCTTGACAACATCTTGGAAGGACAACCCATCACCACATTTTCTCGTAATCAACGTAGACTTTACCTACACGGTAACTTCGAAGACGAGGATCTGAAGGTAGGTGATTACCTCATTGCAGAGGCATATCAATGGGTTGATGGTGGCAGTTATAACGTATGGAATGATATTTTCCTGAGAGACTATGCGACACAGTCAATCAAACAACAGTGGGGTGCAAACCTTATCAAGTTTGAGGGTGTACAATTGCCCGGTGGTGTGACAATGAATGGTCGTCAGTTATACGAAGATGCTACCCAAGAACTTCTCAGACTAGAAGAGAAGATGCGACTAGAACACGAGTCTCCACCTGACTTTTTCGTGGGGTAACGAATGGCAGTCAATTCCTATTTTAAGCAGGGAACACATAATGAACAGGCACTCTATGAAGATATAATCATAGAGTCCTTAAAGATATACGGTCAAGACGTATATTATATTCCCCGTGAACTTGTTAAACGTGATGGTATCTTTCAGGACGATTCTGTGAGTCGCTTTGAGAACGCGTATAAGATCGAAATGTACGTAGAGAATACTGAAGGTTTCGATGGAGAGGGTGATCTCTTCTCGAAGTTTGGTATCGAGATCCGTGACGCAGCGACCTTTGTGGTGTCGCGTAGACGTTGGTTGAATCAGGTCGGACGTTATGAAAACAACCCCGGCGTAAAAGAGTTCTATCGACCACGAGAGGGTGATCTAATATACCTCACACTTTCTGAATCTATGTTTGAAATTACACGGGTAGAGACTGAACAACCGTTCTACCAGTTGAAGAATCTCCCTATCTTTAAGATGCGTTGTGAACTCTTTGAGTATAATGACGAAGACTTTGATACTAATGTCGCAGAGGTTAACACTGTTGAGAAACTCGCATATTCTGTGAAGATCAACATACCTACTGGCGTTACCTTTGAAATTGGTGAAGAGGTTCAACAGAACAATGGTACATACACAATGGTTGGTGAGGTTCAAGATCACGACGATGCCAATGGTATCCTTTATCTGATTCACTCTGGCGCTACAGATGGAGAGTACCATGATTGGAGTAATACTTCAACCTTAGTTGGTCAAACAACTGGCACTAGTGTAGCACCTACTGGTACTCCTGTCACACACGACCTACAAGACGGTGCGATGAACGATGATTTTGATACAATTGGGGATGGGTTCTTAGACTTCTCAGAAAACAATCCTTTCGGAGATCCTGAATAATGTTCGGTAATCATTTCTATCATCAACGCATTCGTTCTGCGGTTGCAGTATTCGGTTCTCTTTTCAATAACGTAAACGTTTTGAGAAAGAACTCTAGTGGTGCAACCATATCTCAGGTAAAGGTACCACTGTCCTACGCACCCGCACGAGACTTTATCTCTCGCATTGATGCAATGAATAAAGCAGGTGAACAGGGTGAACGTAAGATCGCAGTTAAGTTGCCTCGCATGTCCTTTGAGATTGTGGCAATGAACTATGATGCACAGAGACAGTTGCCAAAAGTAAACAATTGTGTTATACCGTCTTCGACATTTGGTAAGTCCACACAGGTGTTTACTCCCGTACCCTATAACATCAACTTTCAGTTGAATATATATTCGAAGGGACAGGACGATGCGTTACAGATCGTTGAACAGATACTACCTTACTTCACACCTTCTTACACTATAACGATGAGACCTCTCGAAGATTTCTCTGGTGTAAAAGAAGATGTCCCAGTAATTCTACAAGGTATTACTTTCTCAGATGACTTTGAGGCGGCACTAGAATCAAGACGTACAGTAATCTATACCCTCGACTTCGAAATGAAGGTATCGATGTACAAGTCTATCAACCCTGCTGCGCCTATCATCACACAATATGACATAGACAATCTTCAAATGAACGGAGATGAGTTGTATGGTATTCAAGACAGTGCAGCAACTGCATCCCCTCTTGCAACATCAACACTAGAGGACACGCCAGTTACCATAGAGAACTTCCAAATGGTCAATGTACCTCTGGATACTCATGGTCTATCCTTGGGTACTAATACCCCAGATAATGGTACCGCGACAGTGACATACGGTAAGTTGGTAACAAGTGCATCCGGTGTAATAGTTGCAACAGGTGAATATAAGTACACCCCTGATAGTAACTGGAACGGTGTCGATACATTCGATATCGATCTTCTCTTTGGTGACAGTTCGTCTCCGATGAAGTTGACTAAGACAGTCACGGTTGCGGTGGGTGCGGTACAAGATGTCACTGCAACGACCCTTGGGCCATTTGCAGCAACTGCGGGTACCGGACTACTAATTGACGTTTCGACCAACGACTCCTTTGCAAGTCCAACATATGCTATTGTGAGTACCCCGTCAAAAGGAACAGTAATAATCAATTCAAGTACAGGTGTTGCAACATACACCGGTACTGTCGGTCAGTCAGGATCAGATCAGTTTGTGTATAGAGTCGCACCAACTGGCGGAATCTCTGAGAATGTGACCGTAACCCTTACCGTTAGTTAGTATAAATAACAATACAGATTCTTGAGGAAGAATAGATGGCAGGTATAAAAATTAGTGAACTACAGGAGTTGTCAGGTGCAAATGCATCCGATTCTGACGTTCTAGTAATCGTAGATGTGAGTTCGAACACAACGAAGAAAATAACCTTCGAAAATCTGATCAACTCGAATATCGATAGTGCGAATCGCGCTACTACTTCGATTGTGGCTCAGCGTGCGACTCAAATAATTAGCACTGCCGGTATATCTGGTGAAAACTTTGTGTTGTTTAAGGCAAACGTGTCGGGAGCTGATTCGGTTATGACTGATCCCGGATTGACCTACAACCCATCTACTAGTCGACTGACTACCAATATTACAGGTAATGCAGATAGTGCAACTTTTGCACAGACTGCGGCAGTTGCAGACTCTGCTAACTTTGACCTCACCTCTTTGAATGATGTTACTGATACCTTTGTTGGTCTAGTATCTGGTCAGATCCTCAAGTATGACGGTAACAAATGGGCCAACGCAAACGATGAACAGGGTGCGGCAGGTTCAGGTGTTATTGCAAGTCAAATTAACACAGTCTCTGTACCGACTGACGCCGAGTTCCTGATTCCATTCGTACAAGCAGCAGGCACTGACTCGGTTGGTGTTGATGCAGGTATCACCTATAATCCATCAACCAATACCCTGACGGTTTCTGAGATCATTGGTAATGCATCTACTGCGGATCTCGCAACAGTCGCGACTTCATCTATTAATGCACTTGGGGTGATCGCAGATAGTGTTGGTGCTGTTGGTACCTTCTATCCCCTATTGCGTGGTGACCATGCACCGGGTGGAGATAGTGTAGACTACTCGACTAACTTCTCATGGGAAGCGTCGACTGATACTTTATCTGCAACCAACTTCAACGGTAATGGTTCTAATATTTCAAACGTTGCTGCATTGTCTGCAACGAACGCAACCAACGTTGCGATCAACCAAGAAAACACAAGTGCAATATTCTACCCACACTTCGGTAGTTCTATATCTGGTAATGATGGTGTTGATGTTCAAAGTAAGTTTAGAATCAATCCCGGCATACACCACATCTCATATCTCGACAGTGCTGCAAGAATTACACTTGGTGTGGATAGTGATTTTGGTATAGGTAATAACGGTATTCAATATTCATTTAAAGTAACGAATAGTGGTGCGGATGACTACGTGTTTGCAGATCGTGCAAATGTCTTCTTCCCTACGCCCACGAACGACCCCATCCTTTACTTACGTAGAGGAGAAACTTATCGTTTCGATCTGGTCGCGTCGGGTCACCC